AAATAAGCCGCTCAATGTCAAACACTATGGATACTTTGGTTTATGTGCTCCTTGGAATCAACATCGTTCTTTCCATCGTCGCCATCATTCTGTCCGTCAAGGCCATCCGGAACGGGAGGAAATAATATGCTGGAAGAGAGCAAGTATAAATCCCAAATGAAAAACCTGCGTAAGAACTATGTCCGCTTTCCCTTGGACCTGAAACCGGAAGTTCTGGACGGCTTCAAAGCTGCCTGTTCGGCCAACGGGACCACCCCCACTACGGAAATCAAAAAATTTATTGCCCGATACTGCGCTAAATATGGCCGGGGCGTTCCCGGTCTGACGACGGACGTCGAAGTTGAACTTCCCGCCAACCTTGCCCGCTTCGCCACTGAACAAGGCATTGACTTAAATGACTTTTTGGTTGACTTATTGACTGAAAAGCTGGGTTCAGATGGAGAAAAAACATGACGTTCCACGGCATGAGCGGCACACGTCTCTACCGCATTTACAGCGGAATGAAACAGCGTTGCTACAACCCCCACGCTCCTCAATACTCCCGTTATGGTGGGCGTGGTATCACCGTCTGCCCTGCATGGCTTGGCCCCGAAGGGTTCCAGCACTTTTATAAATGGGCGATGGAACATGGTTACAAAGACCCGCTTACGATTGACCGAATCAACTCAAATCAGGGTTATGCGCCGGAAAATTGCCAATGGCTCACTTTGAGCGACAATTCCTCAAAGGCCCAGCGAGAAAAGAGCCTTCGCCGTTGGGACGGACACGGACCGCATGCGTTGCCAGACATGAGCAAATGCTCTCTTTTCGTCCAGGGACTTTTGAAAAAAGGATGGCGGCCCGCTTTTGCGTCTGCCGACCAAGTCCTTCTTAAAAAGGGCCATCAAAAAATTACGGTTCCTATCAAAGACGAGCCAAAGGAAAAAATAAAGCAACTGCTGTCTCCCATCATCAAATAGCCGGAGGCCCCCACGGGCCCCCGGCTTTTCTTGTCCTATGGGATATCCGGAAGCATTTCCTCGTCGTCCACCGCTCTGGCCTCCCTGGCCCCCTTGCTGATATTGTAGCAGGCAATGAGGTCCAACAGCTCCCCGTATGGCATACACCACACCTCCCGCTGAGAGAGACCTATCTTCAGTCCGAGGTAGAGGCACCACGCAAAGGTTCCTCCCCCTGCGTGGCCGCCCCGTTTTTTTCGCCGTCCTCCGGCTCAGTCTCCACGGTGCGAGTCATGCTGCGGTTCATCGTGGCGAACACTTTCTTCATCAGCCCATTTATGTCGATGCCATCCATGAGAATGGAAATTTCCTCCTGGGTGGGAGCCGTGTCATTGGCCCCCTCCAAAAGGTTCCGCCTCGCAACCCCCTGATTCACCAGCAGGGCCAGCATCCAAAACAGGTTTTCCATCAGATTCGCTTCGTCGTTCCCTGGAAAAAGCGTGTTCATTTTTTCCAGAGAGCCACACCGTCCCACCACGGCCTGGGTCGCCGCCAGAGAGAAAACCATGGGGTAATCCTTTCCCCCGATAGAGACGGAAGGGTAATCCCGGCCAGCCAGACAAATGGTATCCTTCACCCCATCCATGCCGCCGCCCCCTTACGCCCCGGCGGTCTTAGTGACCGTCACGGTGTACACCTTCTTGGCCCCGCCGTTGGTGACGGTGATGGTGACAGTGTTTTCCCCCTCCGCCCAGGTGGCGGCGGTGCCATTGGCGACGGTGGTCCCGCCCACGTCGATGGTCACAGCGGCGCCGGTGGCGGCGGTGGCCGTGATGGTGTTGGTGGCGTTGGCGGTCTCGGCGGCATACAGGGTCACCGCCGGGTCAAAGGCCGGGGTCAGGGTGAGGCTTCCCAGGCTCAGGCCGGTCAAAGCGGCGCTCTCCTCCACGATGTTCAGCTTCTGCTTGATGTAGGCCCTGGCAAGCGCCTCGCTCTCCACCGTGGCCTCCATTTTCCAGTTGTGCTCCTCGGTGTCGTCCCGCATGATGGTGCCCTCCAGCTTGGGGGTCTGCCACTCGATTTTCTCCCCCATGGTCTTGGCGCTGTCCTCGGGCACACTGAACTTGACCTTGGGCAGGACCACCGCACGGAAGAGTAGCTTGCCGTCCTTCTTCTTGGGAATGATGATGCCCATGCCCAGATCGGGGTCCTTCCGGTTCTCCCCGAAGGCCAGCTCCATCACGGTCTTTTCCCCCACCTTCACCTCACGGGGCTCCACCCCGAGAATGGCGGCGCCGACCTCCTGGGTCAAATCATCGGTGGTGATGCTCACCGTGCCGCCCGCAAAACTGGTGTCACTCTCGGCCACCCCGTCGTCGGCATAAAGGTTATTGTCGCTTGCGCTCTCGATCTTGGCGGAAAACTCCACCGCCTTGCCCAGCAGACCGCCGCCGGAATAGCTCACGGCGCCCGTCACCGGGTCCACGGTGTATTTGGCGAAATAGGGAGATCTCAGTCCGATCCCTGCCATATCAATCACTCCTTCATTGTTTTCTGAATTTCTTCCTCGACCACACGGCCCATCTCCGCCTCCGCCTTTTTCCTCACGGCGGTAACGGCGGGCCGGACAAAGGGCGTTTTTTGCCGCACAGAAGACCCGCTTTCAACGGCTCGGGCCAACAGTTGATTCGGCACACCCTTCGGATATTTCTTGGTCGGATTGGAGCCGTACCCGTCAAATCCGACCTTGGCGCTAATGTATCCGTCTCCGCCAATCTGGATCGGCGTAATCCCAAAGGATTCCTCCAAATCCCGCTTTTGCCGGGCTGGAAGGCCGGAAAAAAGCTCTCTCTTCCCCAAGCGCCGAAAGCGCTCCTCCGGCAAAGCAGTCAGATTCTTTTTCACTGCGTCGGCCACGATCCCGGCCCCGGCGTAAACTGACTTTTTCGCAATCTCCTCCGACCCGGAGGCCAGCTTGGAGAGCTTGAGGGCGTATTCCTCCCCCAGCTTGAGCGTCATGTGTCCCACGGTGCCATCGCCCCTTCCCACACCCACTCATAGTGATAAAGCCGGGCTTCATCCTCATACTGGATGCTGTTCAGCCGCCACGCCATTCCGGCTTGTGTCAGCACGGTCTGGACCTTTCCGGCCAGCGGATCGTATTCCCGCTGTGTGAAAAGGTCCACCGTGCCTTGCAGGGCCATGTCCTCCCCGGCGTTATCGGCATAGACGCTTTCTCCCTGGCTGTCCTCCGCCCATACCAAATAGGGCGCCGTCGGACACCGGGCGGAAAAGTGGGACACGTCCGGCGTTACGGCTCTTAGCCGGGCCTCAAATTCCCGCAAGGTCAAAGTGCGTCCCCACCCTTTCCAGGGACAGGTCTGTGACCTGGAGCCCGTCTTCATCCAAGGTGTGCTGGACCTGGAGGATACGGTACTGATTCTCCCCGATGCCGCACATGTCGGAAGTGAGGACGTCCCGGTCCCTCCAGATACGCACCAGAAGGTCCGTCCTGAGGTTTTCCGCCAAGGAGGCGTAATAGCGGCTCATTCCAACCGTGCGTTCTCCATAGGGATGTTCCCGCAGAGGGACCCACCCCTGTTTCGTCTCCCGGTAGAGCTTCAGCCGCCCACTGTCAAACAGCATCGCTCCCGCCTCCCACCGCCTGGGCCACTATGAGATCGTGCCGCATCCGCCGCAAGAACTCCGGTTCGGCCTCGCCGTTCACCCGCTTGCGGTACATCCAGGCTGCGGTCCCAACGGTCAAATAGGCGCAGTCCTCACCGGAATCGTCCCGGACGCCCTGCCGCTCCAGGTGCTTTTTGGCCGCCCGGAGCAGCAGGCGCAAATAATCTTCGTCCCCCAGGTCGGCGCCGGTGCGCTGAAGGTCGATTTTCAACAGCGTCAAAAGCTCGTCTTCGCCCATCGGCGCACCTCTTTACTTTCCGGAGTTGGCGGGCGCCACAGGCTCGGTCTGGCCGGCGAAGTCCACACTGGTGGTCGGGGCCTTACCGGAGATGTTCAGTCCCACGAAGCCTTCGGGGATGGCAGGAACACCGTCATACCGGGCGGTCCCTTTGAAGATGGTCTGGTCCTCGACGAACCGGGCGTGCTCACTCTGGCCGATGGCCGCACCGGCCCGCTCGGCCAGCAGGTAGAGGTCGCCGTAACCGCCCACCACGTCGCCGTCGGGGATGAAGTCCAGCTCCACAATGTCGCCGCCCACAATAGGCATCGTCCCATTCTGGGCGGAGACAACGGCCCCGGCGGCGTTGAAGGTGACGGCCTCCGCCTGAAGCATGGTCTTGGTGGTCTCGCTCATAGCCCAGAACTTGACCCCCCGGCTGAACTTGCCCTTGGCTTTGCCGGAGGCCAGCACCAGAGCCTTGAACAGATCCACACCGCTCTTGCCGCTGATGGTAACCAGGTTGCTGGTATGCAGGTCTTCCCAGGGCCGGGCGGTGGCGGAATAATCGGAGGGCTTGGCGGTCTGGGCCAGCCGGGTCATGACGCCCAGGGGCATCTTGACGCCCTTGCCGTACAGCACGGCCTTGTCCAGGGCGTAGCCGATGGCCTGCCCCAGAGCGGTGATGATCTCAGAGGCCAGGGCAATGTCGGAATCCTCCATCGTGGCGTTGCACACGGCGATAAAGCCGCCCACCTTGTAGCCGTCCACCTCCACGTTGTTGAAGGTAAGGGACAGCTCATTCAGACTGGCGCACATCTCCGTCCAAACGCCCTCGGGGATGGTCCCCATGATGTTCTGGCGGGCCTTGCCGGGTACAGGCCTGACATTGACATACTTGTAGAGCTTGCTGTACCCCTGGACCTGCTCCCGAATCAGGCCCAGCATCACCTCGGGGATCAACAGCTCCGAGCCGTTGATGGCCCGCTTCTGTCCGGCCAGCTCCCGCACCCGCACGAGGAAGTCTTTCACA